AATTGCCACCAAATCAAAAATTCGCAAAGGCCGTCATTCAGGCATTCTCGCAAAAGGCTGTAAACAAGAGAAACAAAGTAAACAATCAATTGTTTCTCGATAAGTGATTGATTTTCAATGAGTTAGACGTACTATAAACAAAGAAACAATAATATAGTTAAATCTCTTATATATAGAATTGAAATATAATAAAAGTATATTATAATAAAATAAATAGACTAAATATATTATAATATAAGTATAAATGATAAATAATATAATATGTATATAGGAGTATCGTTTATTTCGTTTACACATTCTCGCAGATAGGCTTATATCATTGAAAATCAATCACTTATAAAATTTTTCTGTAAACAATGAAATTTTTTCTTTGTTTCTGGACAGCCATTGTTTCTCAGTGCCATCCAGCCTTTTAGCTGGTAAAATAACTTTTTTCATTCTCGCAGACAAAATATATTTTAACAAAAATACTTTATTAGAATTGTTATATTAAAAATATAATTAGTATATTTGCAAATAAAATTATATATAAAACAGATAAACATGGTAACAGTAGAAGGCATAAATGTCGATACAGTTTCTTCAGTCGATAAGCTGATGACAGAATGGGCTCTATTCACAGTAGAATTTGAGTATGACTGCAAAATGCTTGTATGCCATACATTCAATTATCCTGTATTTAGAGGTATCAAAAAGCTAATAGCTCATATCCTTAATAACAAGATGGAAAATCTTGAGTTGAGACGTGCACTTTTATCTAGCAAGTATATAACAGTAGATATACTTGAAGATATGAAAGACAATATGCATGAAGGAATGTTGCTTGACGAAAAGAAAAGTATTGTGCTTAAAGAAAAGTACAGGCTTATAAAAAAGTATAATACTTATTATCCATACGGGTACAATATACTTACAGACTCATCTTCAATAAAAGGAGAGCATGAATATGCCTATACTTTATACGATGAACTTGCAAAAGAAATAGATGCTCATGCCTTATATGTCCCATCTGACCTTAAAGTAATACAAAGAGGAAGACCGGGCAAAATGGTTCATAAGTTTAACGCAAAAACCGGATTATATTTAGAAACGTATAATTCTGTAAAAGAAGCCGCTATTGCTACTAATACAAGCTCGAGTAATATAAGTGCATGTTGTAATGATAAACTAGGCCAAAAAACAACAGGAGGCTTCAAGTGGTCTTATGAAAAAGATGTAATGTTTGCAAATTAAAAAAGAGATTGATATGAAAACAGATAAAATAGCACAGAAATTAGCAGATATATTACCAGACAGGCCAATAGTTCCTGGAATGTCTAACCCAGATACATCCAAACTTGTAGAACAAGAAGCTACGCGCATCAAATCAAAACAAGATGCGAAGGAATTGGCTCGTATTAAGTATCTTGAAAAGCAGAAACTTAAAAATCTTCAAGTTAAACAAGAAAAGCGTCAATCATTAGCAGAAGAGCTTGGCGTGGAAGAAATACCAGATGGCCAAACTGAGTTTCAAGCCAAACATATTGCGGAGCAGCAAAAACGAGTTGAGGCTATTGAGGCACTTGAGGCTCAGACTGTAGAGCCGCTTAAAGCGACTGAGTTAGCAGAACGCCATGACTCGGGCAGAGGCTCATATTCATCAGCTATACGCTCAGCACTTCAGTTACAAGGAGCATCAAGGCCTGAAATAACAAAGCTTCTTACTAGCCTTAATATCAATTTAAGTGTTCAGCTTACAAAGCAAGACACGGCTAATTTATTGGCTTGTTTGTTAACATGCAATAACTCGCAGCTACAGGCTTTAATGACTAATAAAAAAGTGCCGGTTGTAATAAAGACTGTAATTAAGCGTCTTATTGAAGACGAAAAGCTAGGTAACATTGAAACTATAGAAAAATTATGGGATAGAATATTCGGTAAAGGACCTATGCAGCTTAATCTACCTGAGCAGCAACAACTCCAAACAGGAATAATACCAAATCAACCGGTGTCAAGAGAAGCATATATTTTGATACGTGATACTTTAATTAAATAGCGATATGAACATCTTAGTAGAAGAAACAATGAGGGCCAAAGAAATAGCTCTTTCACATGATTATCTTACTAAAGTATTGGATTATAATAGTGAGACAGGCGAATTTATATGGAAAATAAGCCCAAGTAGAAATATAAAAGTAGGAACTAGAGCTGGTGTTGTAAATAAAACTGGCTATAGACTTATAAGCATAAATAATATAAGATATAAAGCTGGCAGGTTAGCCTGGTTTTATCATTATGGAGAATGGTCCTCAGATGAAACACCCCAGATTGACCATATAAATGGCAATAGGCCAGATAACCGCATAGCTAATTTGAGACAAGTTACAGATGAGCAAAACAGTAGAAACCAAAAAGTTAGGTCTACTAATACGTCTGGGCGCACGGGTGTACAATTTCATAAACCTAGAGGTAAGTGGATGGCCGTTATAAGAAATAATGGTAAATACGAATGCTTAGGTTACTATGCAAAGTTCGAAGATGCTGTAAAAGCAAGAGAAGCGGCTGAAATAAAGTATGGATATACAGTAAGAAAGGAGGGATAATGGACTCATTAAAAACAATGCAGGAAAGAGCTTTAGATGCGACTAAGGGCGGAACTGTAAATCCTAAGGAGCTTCTTCAGCTTGAATTGCTGACTTCTTTTGAGAAATATACAAAATGTATGTTTAAGTGCCAATACCATCGCTCATTCATAGTTGCAGAGCATCATAAGAAGATGTTTAAGGCATTACAGGATGTTGTCGATGGCAAATGCAAACGGCTTATAATTAACATTGCTCCTCGATATGGTAAAACTGAGCTTGTTATCAAATCATTTATAAGTTGGTGCTTTGCCTTAAATCCTAAGTGTCGATTTTTGCATCTATCTTACTCAGATATACTTGTGAATGATAATTCTGAAACAATCAGAAATATCATGCAGGAAGAGCTTTATAAGACTCTTTTTCCTAATTCGGCCCTTGCATCTGAGAAAGGTTCGGCTAAGAGATGGAAAACCAAGGCCGGGGGTGAGCTTTATGCAGTATCAACTCAAGGTCAGGTAACAGGTTTTGGAGCCGGTAATGTGGACATTGACCCAGATATTGATAAAATGGACGGAGGCAATGATATATTCACATTCGACGACCACACGAATGAGATGCTTGATATGATAGGAGCTACAACAAACATTTTCCAAGGCGCAATTGTAATCGACGACCCAATTAAGCCAGAAGATGCTGAGTCAGATATTGTCCGTGAGCGCATCAACATGCGATTTGAAAATACAATTCGTAACCGTACTAACTCGCGTAACACTCCAATCATTATAATAATGCAAAGGCTGCATGAACATGACCTTTGTGGCTATTTGCAAGAGATAGAGCCAGACGAATGGACTGTTTTATCACTTTCGGTTATACAAGTAGACCCAGAAACTGGAGAAGAGCATGCACTTTGGCCAATAAAGCATACACTCGAAGAGCTTTATAAGATGCGTGAGATAAATCCGCTTGTATTCGATACACAGTACATGCAGGACCCAACACCAAAAGAGGGCCTTATGTATGAAGGATTTAGAACTTATAAGATAGAAGAGCTTCCAACAGGCACAAAAGCACTTCAAAAGTGGAATTATACCGATACAGCTGATACTGGAGCCGATGATTTGTGCTCAATTTGCTTTATAAATACGCCTGAATACTGCTATATAACTGATATTTTGTTTACAGATGCACCCATGGAGGTCACAGAGCCAAAACAGGCTGAAATGTTGACCAAAAATGGCACCGTTGAGGCCTTAATTGAGTCAAATAATGGAGGCCGTGGCTATTCACGTAATGTAAAGCGCATATTAAGAGTTGATTTGCGTAATTTCAGGTGTGCTATTAAAACATTTACACAGACAGAAAACAAAAAGGCACGTATTTATACAGCCTCTGCTAATGTTCAAAGCGATATTCTGTTTCCAGAAGGCTGGGAGAGGAAATGGCCTAAGTTTTATAAGGCTCTTATGTCGTATCGTAAAGATAATAAGAAAAGAAACCAGCACGACGATGCTCCAGATTGCTTAACAGGAGTATATGAAATGCATGCAAAAAAAGATGGACGTAAAAAAATACATTTAAGAAACTAGTATGGAAAAGATGATAAGCCCGGATGGAGTTAAGATAAACATGTGTTGTGCAAGCTGTTTACATAATAAATGTCTATATTGCACTGAAGCGCATAAAGTTACAAGATGGTGTGCTAAAAAAGATAAAGCCATAATTAACGGCAGAAATAAGTGTAGCTATTATGTAATGGATGAATTTTTCCAAAAAAGAGGCTATAAGGTGATAAAAGATTAAATTCTCGCATTATTCTCGTAATTTCTAGGCTTTCTAATTATATATGAATGACTAAATTATAAGCCTTGAATAAATATAATGCGAGAATATGAGATAAAAAAATACTTCTATAAAAAAATGTTAAAAGCGGTACAACTTATAAAGAAATTTAGTATATTTGCGCTGTGGAGAAGTTAATTCGAAGCAAAAATACAGGTAATTCGATGCAAGTTAAGGGTAGCTGCTCGGTAGTATTAACATTAAAAACATAAATAATATGGGATTAAACTGTGGATGCCCTGCCGGTGCTCATATCGCCGACCTTGAGATTGCTGAATGCAAGGAGAGTATGGGGCAAGTTCAAAAAGTTGCATTCCAGCGCATCTATAAGACAGCTGGAACGAAGAACTCTGTCACTGATCCGACTAAGAAAGCATCATTTTCTACCTTGTTTTCTGCGGCTGATGGTTCTAAAATGACAGTTTCTCCGTATATTCAAGGACCTACTTCTGAGCCTGGTGCAGCTCGTACATTCGGCGGTGGTAACCAGACACTTGGAGGTATTGAGATTACAATCGGCCGTGAGCCGACAACGTTCTCTGCCACTATCTATCAGGAAAGTCAGAAGACAATTGCACAGCTGAAACAGTATATGTGTGAAGAGATTGGTGTTTGGCTGATTGATGAAAACGGCAACATTGGCTGTTTGGTAGATGACCAGGATAAGCCTACAGCATACTTCCCAATTCCTGTTGGTAAGTTCTTTGTTGGTGACAAGAAGCTTGGTGGTTTTGAAGAGCCGGACAGCAATACCATTGAATGGTCATTCTATCCTAACTGGAGTGATAACTTCTACATCATCAAGCGTGAAACATTGGACTTCAATCCTCTTACAGATTGGGTTAATGCCGCTTCTGCTGGAGCTTAAAACTTTCAGTTATGAGAAAGAAAAAAGAACAAACAGTAACGTTGGTTGTGCCTAAATACAATATGAGGCAGGAGTTTGGCATTCAGCATGCCGAACGTCTGCTTGATATGGGCACAGCCATAAATGGTGGATGGGAATTATCTAAAGATAGCAATTATACTTACGACGAAGAAAATGGCCTTAGAATTAAATCAGATAAAGCAAATTCTGCAAAAGCCGACTAAACGTCAGACTATTCAGAAAGCTGTAAACATGCAGCGTCGTCTTAGATTTCATACTGAGACGAATGTTGCTGTATCTGATATTAACCAACCTACGACTATATTCCTTGATTGGGTAAGACAGTTGCTTCCGAAGGATAAATTCAACATATTCCTTCATCTGTTCAAATTTCCGTTGCCTACACCTGCTGTAGTTGAGGACGTCTATAGAGAACTCGAAAGAGTTTTCTATAGTCGTAACTCATCAAGCTCATATCAGTTTACTGACTCTGAGCTTGCAGAAGACTGGTCTCAGTATAAAAAGAATAACCTCAATGAGCCAGAGGTGTGGAAGGCAACCGGATGGAAGAGAATGCAGGTATCGCCAAATAGTATTTTGGTAGTAGACCTTCCTCAAGTACAAACATCTTTGCGCCCAGAACCGTATTTTTATTGGCTTGAGATTGATGCCGTAATTGATTACCAGACTTTTAGACTTGATGAAAATCAGTTTGAGTGGCTTATTTTCAAACAGCCGGAACATCGAATAGCTGTATTTGATGATACTTCTATAAGAGTATATCAGCTGAATGAGAAAAATGAAATTCAGTCACTTATTTCAGAGGCAAAGCACGATTTAGGATATTGCCCAGCTCGGTTCTTTTGGTCAACGCAGCTCAATGAGAAAAATAAAGACCTCAAGAAAAATCCAATTACAAAAGAGCTGTCAAATCTTGATTGGTATTTGTTCTTCTCTATTTCGAAGCAGCATTTAGACTTGTATGCACCTTATCCTATATATAGTGCGTATGAAGCCGATTGTAATTTTGAGAATAATGAGACTGGTGATTACTGCGATGGAGGTTTTCTACGCAATGCAAAAGGTGAGTATAAAATTCTCAATGATGGAACAGTTGAAAAGTGTCCTTGCTGTAGCGAAAAGCGCATAGCTGGTCCTGGTTCATTCTTAGAAGTTCCTATACCAAATCAATCTGAAGGTGTCGCAGATATGCGTAATCCTGTTCAGATAACTACTATCGATAAAGACTCACTTGATTATAATGTCAATGAGTGTGCAAGGCTTAAAAATGAAATTGTAATTTCTGTTGTTGGTTCAGGTGGTACTGTAAGTGAAAAAGAAGCTATCAATGAAACTCAGGTAACTGCTAACTTTGAAAGCAAAACCTCAGTTCTCAATGCCTTAAAGACCAACTTTGAATTGGCGCAGAAATTTGTCGAAGATACTGTTTGCAAACTCAGGTATGGAGATGCTTTCATATCATCTTCTGTAAACTGGGGTACAGAGTTTTACGTTTTCACAGTAACAGAGCTATATTCTAAGTACAAACAAGCGAAGGAGAATGGTGCATCTAACTCAGAACTAGATGCTATATCGCAACAAATTCTTGAGGTTGAGTATCGCAATAATCCTTTGGTACTTCAGAGAATGCTCATCTTAAAGCAATTGGAACCATATCCACATAAAACGCTGGGTGAAGTGTTAAAATTGTATGAAAAAGAGTTATTAAATGAAAATTTGGTAAAGCTTAAAATAAATTTTAGTACTTTAGTCGAAAAATTTGAACGTGAGAACATTAACATAATTGAGTTTGCTTCAAATAAGCCAATGAGAGAAAAAATAGATATTATAAACAAAAAACTTTTGGAATATGTTACAGAAATTGGAACTTCAGCAACTACAGGCACTCAGTCTTGAAGATGTTAAGTCTTATAAGAAAAAGGCCGTAGAGCGTAAAGCAGAACTAGAAGCTGCTAAGGCTAAAGGCGGAAAAGCTTGGACAAGCGACTTACAGGAAGAGCTTGACGAGGTAGTTCTTTTCCTAGTAGATGTTGATGATGTTATCGAAGAAAAATCATCGGCATCGAAAACACAGGCTAAGAGTGATTATACTCCTAAGCCGGGTACTGAGAAGATGGTGCACTTGTCAATTGTGCGTGGTCGTAGGTTTAATCCAATGACTGGCAAAGAAGAGTCACCAGCATATACTCAAATGTTCACATTTGCAGAGTGGCAGCTTTTCAAGAAAACGCATAAAGGCCTTGGTTATACCATTATGGCGGTCCTGCATGACCCATACGGAGATGCTGCAGAGTTAGTACAAAAGTAATTAGCAATAAAAAACAAAGCTATATGTTAACAATTGAGATGCTACGACAAAGTTCAGCTTTAACAGGTCTTACAGATGACCAACTGAATGCAATTGCTGAGATGTCAAGAAATGATGAGAATACCGTTATAGGTACTAAAATCGGCGCATTGCACGGTCAGTATGACACTGATATTCTTGGCATTACAGGCATTAAAAAGAAAGATGGTGAAAAAAGTTACGACTATGCTAAGCGCGTACTTGGCGAGTACAAAACTAAAGTAGAGTCTGCAAAAACAATTCAAACTCAGCTTACTGCTGCTCAGGCACAGGTCGCAGAGCTCCAGTCTAAACTTGAAAAAGGAGCTGGTGATGAAACTTTGAAGCAACAGCTGAAAGATGCTAAAGCTCAAGTAACTCAGCTTCAAACTCAGCTTCAGACAAAGGAAACTGAGTTCAATACCAAAAAGGCAGAGTTTGATAAAACTATTAAGGACACACATGTAGATTATGCTTTTCAAGCTGCTACAGCGGGTCTTAAGTTTAAGAGTGGTATCACTGAGCCTATTCAAAAGACACTGCTCAATGCTGCAAAAGCAGAAGTCCTTGCAAAAGGTACTCCTGATTTCATAGAAGACGGCCAAGGAGGAAAGAAACTTGTTATTCGTGGCGCGGATGGTAATATCCTTAACAATCCGAAGAACAATCTTAATCCTTATACAATGCAGGAGCTTGTAATGGAAACGTCGCTTAAAGACGTAATTGACACAGGTCGTCAGCAGACAGGCGGTGGAACAGGAGGCTTTGGGTCCGGTTCAGGTGGAACAGGTGGAACACTTGACTTGTCTGGCATTAAGAGCCAAGTTGAAGCTGATAAAGCTATTGAGGCACATCTGCTCGCAAATGGTTTAACCCGTGACTCACAGGAATTTGCAGACCAGTCAATGCAACTGAGAACTGAAAACAGCGTGGCAAGTTTGCCTATTAGATAAAATGGCACATCCTAAGAGATAAACGAAAAAAA